GTAAGTCCCGGCGATGGAGGTGTTCCATGACCAGTTGGGGTCGAAGTCCTCTTCTGTGAGGGTTGCAATGGTCGGCTTCTGTTCGTATGTGGCCTCGTCGAAGACCACGATCTTGCCGTTGAAGATCTTCATGGCGAAGCCGTATTTTGTGACCAGCGAATTGTAAAAGCTGCAATCGTCTTGATCGTTCTGCTCTACCTTTTCGATGGTCATTTCCTTGGCCTCGTAGAACAGCGCAATCCCGGCCCGCTCCGCGACCTTTTGCCCGATCTCCTTGAGGTTTGTTTTCTCGTAGGTCTGGGTACGCTTGGTCGATTTGAAGCTGCTTGTGGCCGGAATCGCCACGCCGTCCAAAGACATTCTGATGGGATTGCCCTTGAAAGAGAAATCATCCACGCAAAATGCGCCACACAGGAAAGAGGTTTTGATGTTGTCCACGTCCCAGTTCTGTGTTCTGATCGTTGGCTTCAGACGGTCCCCGGTTTGGGGAAGCCATGGCCCGATCCACTTTCGGTCCCGGTCGTTCAACTCGACGCTGATCGTGTCGCTGGAACCGCTGGACACATCTGTGTAGGTAAAAGAGGCGAGGTATGGGGAAACCTGCGCCGTGGCATTTTTGCCGTTGTACAAAAGTGCGACGGATGCCTTGCGTGGCTCCACTTGCTACCGCCTCCATTCGGGCAGGTCATCTGCTTCCACGAAGGATGCTTCCTCCGAAACCTCCGGCACAAAGACTTCAACCCCTGCGGGGAAGACCTCTGTGTCGAGGAGCCGGATGTTCTCCCTCGCTTCCATCAGAGCCTGTATTTTGGTTTCGTCGCCGTAGGTGGCACGAGCGATGGTGTCGAACGTGTCACCCTGAACCGTTGTGTAGATCGCCATCGACTGCCCTCCTGTTAGAAGTCTGTTCGGTCATGGTCTCGCTTCCACTTGTCCATCATCTCGTTGAACTCTTCTTGCGAGATTCTGCCCGCCTCGACCAGATCCTCTTTGGACGGGGTGCCGCCGTAGAACTGGTAGGTCGGGTTGTAGACGATGGATGGAGCGGGGCCGGGCTGCCCACCGCCAGCCGGGGCGGGCTGCGGGCGGTTGCTCCGCAGAGCATCCAGCAGAGCCGTGATGCTGTAGCCGGTGCCGGAGATGCCCTGCAGCTTGTCTGCAAGGAAACCCAGCCCGGTGCCGATCATGTTTCCGAGGCTGCCGTCGCTGTTTCCAGCGTTGGCTGCCTGCAGGGTGTCGGCCAGCATAGAGCGCATCTGCGTCCACAGCTCCGAGAGCGGGAGAACGGCTTCTTTTCCGGCCTCGCCGCCGCCCAGCAGCTTGTTGCCCATCGTACCGAAGATCTGCGCACCGTTCAGGATACCGCCCTCTTTGTACCATTCGATTCCGAAGTGCGGAACGCTGGGCGGGGAGAGCGAGAAGTCGCCGGTGATGCTGACGTGGGGCAGCTTCAGCTTCGGCAGTGACCAAGAGAAATTGAGTTTCTGCTTGATGGCCGAAATAACTGAGCCGACCGCGTTCTTGGCAGCCTCCATCTTGCCGACGATGGCGTTATAGATGCTGCCGAAGATATTCTCCACGGTCGTGCGAGCGGCGGTCAGTGCGGTGGAGATCGCCGTGCGGATACCGGCCACCGCACTGCTGACGGCAGTACGGGCGGCGGTGATTTTGCTGGTGATCGCAGAGCGGGCCGCCTCAAATGCAGAACTCGCCACGCTGGAGATTGCTCCCCATGCGGTAGCTGCTGCGGAGTGCATCGCTGAAAGGATACCACCTGCGGTTTCTTTGGCCGCTGTCAGCTTTTGGGAGATGTACTCTTTGACGGCCTCGTATGCTGCCGAGGTCTTTTCGGCCACTGTCGTCCATGCTCCGCTCACGGCAGATCCGATTGCGGAGAGGATGGGTCCGAAGAAGGACTGGATAGCAGTCCACTTTTCGGAGATCGCGGAACCGATGGCGGTCAGTGCGGTGGAGATCGCCGTGCGGATTGCCTCCCATACGGCGAGGACCGTGTCCCTGCAATTCTGCCAGATGAACTGGAACGGCAGGGTGATGATCTGGAATGCCGCACTCAAAACCTCGCCGATCAGCATGATGCCGACCTGAACGACGCTCTTGATGGTCTGCCACGCTGCGGAGGCCGCCGCTGTGATGCCCTGCCAGACCCCGGACAGGAATTCGACCGCTGCGGTGAACCTCTGCCTTGCTGCGGAGAAGAACTCAGCGATGGAGGACTGGGCGTTGTTCAGGAACGCTGCGGCAGATGCCACGGCGTTCTGTGCCGCTGCGATGACCTGAGAAAGCGCACCCTTGATGGCCGTGAATATGGCGTTCACGCCGTTGCGGAACCACTCACACTTGGTGTAGAGCAGAACGATGATGGCGATGGCTGCTGCAATGGCGGCGATGATGATTCCGATGGGATTTGCGGTCATCGCTGCGCTCAGTGCTTTCTGTGCGCCGGTCGCCACGGCGGTGACCTTTGCCCATCCAGCTTGTGCCAGCTGGGACACCGTGACCTGCTTCGTAAAGAGAGCCACGAGGACTTCGTTCAGCTTGAGGGTGCCATTAAAGGCTGCCTGTGCGATGTTGGCATTTTTGGTGCTCATCGCAAACAGCTTCAGCTGCACCTGCGCCATCTGAAATCCGTTGATGATGGACTGGATGCCCTGCCCGGCTTTGAACGCCACAAGGACTGCCGCCGCTGCGATCAACTCATCCCGGAACCGGGACACGGAGTCGAGGGAGGACAGCATCTTGTTGGCGAAGTCTGCCGAGACCTGAATCGCGGTCAAAAGGCCATCGACCAGAGCCGTGACGAACGGCGTGGCCCTCTGGATGCCCTCGGCGATTAGGTTGATGGTCGTGATCGCAAGGCTTCCGAGACTGTCGAACAGATCCTTGTGATCTACGATGACTGCGCCGACCGCTGCGAATGCGCCGCCGACCTTTTCGAGTGCGGGAACGCAATTCTGGGCGAATGCCTCAACCTTGGGCAGGGCGTACTCTACAAAGGCGTTGCCCGCTGCGGCGATTCGGTCGGTAATCGACGGAATTACAGCGGAGACGGCATTGATGGCATCCTTGGCGGCGGGCGCAAAAGTCTGCGCCAGCCGGATCTTCATGTCGTCCATTGCGCTGCCGAAGATGGAGATCGCGCCTTGCAGCGTGTCGGTAACCGTGGCGGCCATCGTGCTGAGTGCGCCGTCTGCATTGTAGAGGTCATCGGTCAGGGCCTCCCACTCGCTGCGGCCATCTGCCGTGGTGGTGTTCAGGCCGGAGATCAGGTCGTTCAGGGCATCGATATGCTCTTTACCGCCAAGGGCTGCGAGTGCAGCGTTTCGCTGTTCCTCGGTCATGTCCTTGGTGGCCTCATCTACGACCCGGATGGTTTCGGCCAATCCGATGAACTTTCCGTTGCTGTCAAAAGCGGAAATGCCGAGCTTGTCCATCATTTTGCCGGCCTTTCCTGTGCCCGTCGTGAGGTTGTTGATCACGGCGTTCAGGGCGGTTCCGGCTTCGGAGCCTTTGATGCCTCGGTTGGCTAGCACACCGAGGGCGGCGGCAGATTCCTGAATCGGAACGTGCAGGTTTTTCATCGTGCCGCCGACCGCGATGTATGCCTCCATCAGCATCTGTGCGGTCTGGTTGGACTTGTTGTTGGCCATCGCTGCCACGTCGAGATATTCGCCGAGGTCGTCAACCTGCAGACCAAGGGCAGAGAGCGAATCCGTCACAAGGTCGGAGCAGGTAGCGAGGTCCATCTGCGTAGCCTCCGAAAGCCGGAGAATGGGTTCCAGTCCTGCGATGGACTCGTTCACATCCCACCCGGCGAGGCTCATGTAACCGAGGGCCTCGGCACTCTCTGTGGCAGTTTTCGTGGTGGCCTTGCCCATATCCAGTGCCGCTTGCTGGAGGCGGGCGTAATCGTCAGCGGTTGCACCGCAGATGGCTGCGGTGTTCGCCATTGCCTGATCAAAGTCGGCGTATGTACTGACGGCATCGCCAACAAACTGGCCGATCTTGAGGGCACCCCATGCGGCGGCTGCTACGGCGGCGGCTTTTGCGGCGATGGAACCAAGGGACTGCATTTTTGTTTCGGCGGTCCCCATTGCGTTGTTGAAGCTGCTGGATACTGAACCGGCGATCTTGACCGCCAGCTTATACTCTTTTCCTGCGGCTGCCATCGGCTGTCTTTGCCACCTCCTTTGTGGTCGCTATCAGGTCAGACAGCGGCATTTTGAGAAAAAGGCCGAGGTCTGAATGAAGCGACATCGAAAGATTGATGCAGATGCTTCTCAGGTCGTCGCTGTGCCCTGCGCTCAGTCCTCGCTGTAGAAAAAAGAGGTCACACGGTTCTTAACCTTGAGGGCATCCTTGGGCCCCTGAAGAACTCGATGGGCTGCTTCGCTGCACGGGCGGCAATGAAACAGGCGTATTCGAGCGTCATCTCCGGCATAACGGAGAAGCTGCCGCTGCGGGTGAGGTAGCGGTCGGCGGCGATCATGTCCTCTGCGGACAGGTCATCCATGCCGGACAGGTCCACCTCGGTGTAGTCCTTGCCCTCGAAGCGATAGGCTTTGCTGAACTTCACGAGGGTGGAGGATTCATCCTCCTGTGCGTTGGTCAAAATCTTTTCGTCTGCCATTAGGTGTACTTCCTCACTTTCGCCAGCAGGTCAACGCCGTTGACCTTGAACACGCTGTTGAGCTTGTCCAGTTCAAACTTCGGGCTGCCATCCAGTTCGATGTAGATGTAGGTCAGGCCGAGGGTGACGGAGCCGTTCATGGCCTTGCCCTGCTTCATGTCGCCGGGGGACAGCTTCTTTGCCCGGCCACGGAAAACAACACGCATACCCATCTGGTCTACGTTGCCGGTGGCTCGGTCTGTGTACTGCTGCGAACCGCGCAGAACCAGTTCAACCGCTTTCGTGGTGTCGATCATCTTGAAGACATCCTCCGAAAGCATATTGAAGGCGATTTCCTGCTCCATGTCACCGTAGCGGCCAGTGATCACGGTCTCGAACTCGCCGAGGATGCCGCAGCCCTTGATCGTTTCGGTCAGGCCCTCCAGATCAGGCAGCTTGACTTCGCCGGTGGTGCCGACCAGCCGATTGCCGGACAGGTAGGCGTTGTAGTCGTTGAGGACTTCGGGAATACCGTTAATAGCCATTAGTTGCTACCTCCGTTGATGCTTGCGTACAGCATAGCCGGGTCAAACTCCAGCGTATTGAGGATGTCCTCTGCGGGCA